GGGCCGCGGCGAGGAGGGTTGGCTGCTGGATTGGCAGGAGATCGAGGGAGATCCCCAGCGACAATCAACCCTGGACCAGCTCGACCCGATCGCCGCGCGGCAGTGGCGTCGGGAGGATGGCGCGGTGTTGGGTGTGCGCCTGGCGGGGATCGACGAGGGGGGCAACGCGACAGAGGAAGTGCGCCGATGGTGTTCTAAGCGAGTGGGGCGCTGGCAGCCAATGAAAGGTCTCCACCAGCAGGGCAAGCCGCTGGTGGGGAAGCCCGTGCCTGTGAACTTCACAGCCAAGGGCAAGACCGCCAACCGGATGGGGAAGGACTTGCACATCATTGGGGTGGGCTACGACGCGAGCGTGACGAAGCTGAGCGCCATGCTGCGAGTCGAGCACCAAGGCCCCGGCTACCTGCACGTGGGCATGGCGGCCACGGATCAGGTGTTGGGGGAGTTGTTCCCCTGGAAGCGAGTCCCCAAAAAATCCACAAGCGGCGCCAGGGTTTACCACTGGGACAAGCCGCGGGGCAGCCGGGACGAGGCGGGGGACTGCACTCGCTACGCCTATGCGGCCATGCGCCTGGTGGCGCGGGGGTTTGCTGCTGGCACGATGTGGGAGCAGCTGGAACGGCGATCGCTGGCCACCATCCAGAAAGACGGGCCACAGGAAGCGGCTCAGTTGTTGGCCGGGTTGAAGTTTGGGTAGGATGTGATCATGCAAACTCTTGAGCAGCTACAGTCACGTCGTCAGGCCTACCTGGATGCTGAGGCCAAGATCCTGGGGACAGGCCAGGAGTATCAGGTTAGTTCGGGAGCGGATGGCAACACGCTGAAGCGTGCCAGTTTGAAGGATATTCAAGAGGAAATCAAGAGGCTAGATATAGAGATCGGTTTGGCGTTGAGCAGGACTCAGCGTCGTTCACGCGTCCGGGTGGGAGTCCCGTTGTTCTGATGGGCTTTCAATTCCCCCGGCAGCAACCAACCGCGCAGTTCTCCGCGATTGCTGGACCTGGTGGTTCTGTGCTGGGTCGTCGGGCAGCGTTTGACCTGTGGCGTCCGATGGCAACCGACGCCAACGGTGACGACACCTGGGAGATTGGGGATCAGAGGGCCTGGTCTCGGGACCTGGGGCGAACCGATGCGATCACCCGCAGTGGGTTTGATCGGTGGCGTGAATATGTGGTGGGGACAGGGCTGCGGTTGCAGTCCAGGATTGACGAGGAAGAGCTAGGACTTGACGAAGAAAGTGTAGAAAAATGGCAAAATAAAGCAGAAAAACGGTTTAATATGTGGGCGGAAAGCAAGTTTTGCTCCTTTGAAGGGGATCAGAATTTCTATGAAATGCAGCAAACTTTAGCCGAGAGTAAACAGGCTAGCGGTGATGTGTTTGCGATTTTAAGGGTAAAATCTAGGCCAGGTTGGCCTTTTGTGCTGACAATCCAGCTTGTCGAAGCTGACAGAGTTTGCAACCCAAACAACGGAGCAAATACGGCGACACTTTTTGAGGGAATTGAGCGCGATGAACAAGGTGAGATTATTCGTATTCACGTTGCAAGCCATCATCCTAACAGCCTTCTGCCCCCAGCCAGGCGGGAATGGACGCCAATCAATGTGTTTGGTGAAAATGGTCGTCGCAACATTTTGCACTGGAAACGCCAGCGGCGCCCTGGGCAGTCTCGCGGGATGCCGCTGCCGTCCGTCATCACCGGCACGCTGAAGCAACTGGGCCGTTACACAGAGGCTGAAATCGATGCCGCTGTGAACTCAGCGACAATGGCAATTTTTGCCGAAATGGACACGGCATCTTTTGATGATATTTTTTCAGCCGAACAGCGGGAATTGTATGTTTCGCAAGCGTTGCAGGCCAGGCAAAATGCTACAGCGCTTCAGTCTGGGCAAGTTATCAACACCTTGCCGGGTGAAAAGATCAATGTCCCAACCCCTGGGCGCCCCAACCCTAACGCGCCGCCATTCTTTGATCTTTTCCTAAAGTTATGCGCCATGGGATTAGGGGTCCCGGAAGAGATAATCGTGGGCAAATTCACCACCAGCTATACTGCCGCTCAGGCTGCTTTCCAGCAATGGTTCCAGTCTGTCTTTATCGAACGGGCAGGCCTTGTCTGGAATTTCTGTCAGCCTGTTTATGAAACATTTTTAGAAGATTGCGTGATAGATGGCATCATTGCGGCGCCTGGATTTTTGGCAAATCCATTTATTCGTTATGCTTATTCAGGCTCCCAGTGGACAGGGTCGGGCCGTTTCGTGCTCAATCCTCGCCAGGAGGCCGAGGCCGCCCGCATCCGAGCCTCCTTCATGACCACAGAGGCGGAGGAAAGTTTGGCCTATGACGGCGGCGACTGGGATTCCCGCCACCGGCAACGGGCCAGGGAGGCCGCCGCACGGCGACGCGACAACCTGCCCCCCCTCGGGGAAACACAGTTGTCTGATGGCCAGGGGTCGCCAGATAATCAGTCGCCAGATAATGAATCCCCAGATCAGCCAGGGGAAGACCCCGTAACATGACGCCATGACTGCTCTCGACCTGCTGTGCGCCCCGTGGGCGATCATGCCGAACTACCTGGAGCAATACCGGGCAATCATTGACGCGCACATGCGAGGCGAGCGCATCAACCTGCAGGAGTTGGAGGCCCGGCGAGGTGGGCCGCTGCCAGGGCCTGAGCGCGGAGGCTATGAGGTGCGCCAGGGTGTGGCGTTGATCCCGATGCGTGGGCCTATGTCCCAACGGATGAGCCTCATGGCTGACGTGTCCGGTGGGACCTCTACCGAGCTGCTGACGCGCGACATCAAGGCCGCGACCGGTGATCCCAAGGTCAAGGCCATCGTCGTCGTGGGGGACACGCCAGGGGGAGCCGTGGCTGGCACCCCCAACGCTGCGGCGGCGTTGTTTGCTGCGCGTGGTGTCAAACCAACCGCGCTGCTGGTGGATGAGATGGCCGCCAGCGCTGGCTACTGGGTCGGCTCAGCGGCTGATCAGGTGTTGATGGGCAGCTCAGTGGCCGAAGCAGGCTCGATTGGTGTTGTCGGCACCCACCGCGACACCAGCAAGGCGGAAGAAGCCGCAGGAATCAAGACTACCGAGATTGTAGCGGGAACGTATAAAAGAATCGCATCTCAACACGGCCCGCTGACGGAGCCAGGCCGCGAATATCTGCAAGCGCAAGTCGATCATCTCTACAGCATTATGGTTGACAATATCGCTCAATATCGCGGCAAAACTGCCGAACAAGTCTTAGAAGATATGGCGGACGGTCGCATCTTCATCGGTCAGCAGGCGATTGACGCTGGTCTGGCGGATGGTTTTCACACCTTGGATTCCCTGGTGGCTGAGATGGCAGACAGGGCCAAATGGCGTCCGGTTGACTCAAGACAACAACGTGCAAAAATGAGAACAGAATCAGCCTCGACCGGTCCGCCGGCTGTGGCTCAACTGCCCCCCGTTCCCGTTTCCATGTCCAATTCGGAACAGGTGGCCCAATGGGCCATCGACAATCCGGAAGCCGCCGCCGCTCTTCGTGCTGAGGGTGCGGCTTCCGAGCGCGAAAAATTCCACGGCTGGCAATCGCCTGATCAGGTGACCACCGCCGTTGCCGCCGCCCGGCTGGATGGTGCCGCCGCTGAGGCGCAGCGGTCCGCCGCTGTTCGTGCTCAGGTGATCCCTGGTCATGAGGCTCTGATTGAGCAGCTAGCCGCCGATGGCGTCACCACCGGCGAGCAGGCCGCCGTCCGGGTGCTGGCCGCCGAGCGTGAGCGTCTGGCTGCTGCGGGCGATGCACGCATGGCCAACAATCCCCCGGTTGTGCCGTTCGCTCACGCAGGGGACAAGCGCGAAGCTTCTCCGGCCGCGGCCGACCCTCTGGCTGATCAGCGGTTGGCTGAAGCCCTGGCGGCTCGTGCTGGGGTGATTCAACGTGAAGCCGCCGAACGCGGCGAGCACATCACACCGGCCGCTGCTGTCCAGCGGGCTCAGGCCGAACAACTCAACGGAGGTGTTTGACATGACCCAGCGTAATCCTGAATTGTTTTTGGCTTATACGGCTGGTGGTGCAATCGCCGCTAACCGGTTTGTGAAGTTTGGCGCCAGTGATCGCGCCATGCTTCAAGCCGCCGCCGCAACTGATGCCATCGTCGGGGTCAGTGATCTGGCTGCAGCTTCCACTGAAACGGTGGACGTATGCGTTACCGGGATTTTTCCGGTCGTCTACGGGGGAACCGTTGCCCGAGGTGATCTACTCACCAGCGATTCTTCAGGTCGGGCCATCACGGCCGCGCCTGGTGCTGGCGTGAATCATCGCATCGGTGGTGTTGCCATGGTTTCCGGGGTTGTTGGTGACCTCGGCTCTGTCCGACTTTCTCCTGGATCCATCCAGGGGGCCGCTTAATCCCTGAGGATTCCCAATGAGCTTCTTCAATTATCCGTTTCCTACCCAGCCGCAATATCTGGCTGTTTGGCTGGCCTATCGCAACAAGGCGTTTATCGCCGATGAAGTCATGCCGCGCACTCCTGTTGCGGCTGAAACTTTTAAATGGTACAAATTCAATAAAGAAGATCTTTTCAGGATTTCCGAGACCAAGGTAGGCCGCAAAGGACAACCCAATGAGGTTGAATTTGGCGGAACCGAAGAGTCTGGTTTCACCATCGATCACGGCCTTGATGATGTGGTGCCAATCAAGGACATCAACAACGCACCGCCTGGATATGATCCTCGTGCCTATGCGATTGAGGGCATCGCTGAGCGTGTTCGGCTAGCACGTGAAAAGCGTGTTGCCGATCTGTTGTTCTCGTCCGGCACTTACCCCGCCGCGAACCGTCAAACGCTGAGCGGGACAAGTCAGTTCAGTCATGCGGACTCTGATCCGTTTGATCTGATTATGAATGCGCTGGAGGGGATGCTGATGCGCCCGAACATCGCAATCATCAGTGAACCTGCCTGGATCAAACTTCGGCGCAATGCCAAGCTGACCTCTGCACTGGCGTCTCCAGCGAATGGCAACAGCTCAGGTCTTGGCGCTCCTGCCAGTCTGCAGGCTGTGGCTGAGCTGCTTGAGCTGGATCGGATCTATGTGGGCCGTGGTCGCTACATC